ATTTCAGAAAGTCACAGACCCAGAGTTAAAAAAGTGTGAAGTCTGTGGGACAAATGGACTTTACAGAATTGTCACTGGCGGACTTCATGGTTTCATGGCGGGAAGCGAAACTATTGGTGGACTTGCTGACAAGAATACTAAAAAATATAAGAGTCAAATTAACGAAATGGAAGCGGCAAAAAAGGAATTACAACCCGAAGCAAAGAAACCTTGGCATCATGAATACGGTTCTAAGTCGATGAAAGAAATCAATAAAATGTCAGAAGCACAAAAAGTACGATATATTAGAGAGGGATAACATGAAGTATATCAATGACAGGCAGGATAATATTGAAGAAGGTAATGTTAGTGGCGAAGTAAGTTTTGATAAAAACGGCAAGCAAGCAAGCGGTAAAACAAAAGTATACGCAAAATTATTTAAAGAAGAAAAAGGTTTAGCATACTTAATTGCAACTCATAACAATCAAATCTATGATCCCATAGGAATAAACTCAAACAGAGAAAAATATTTAAATATGAAGTTGAAAAGAGTTTCAAAAGATACATTTGATTTTTACATGATATACCTACAAACTAACAATTCTATTTATTTAACAAGAGCTAACAGGAGATTTATAAATGAGTAAAAGAGGACCACTAAGTAAGATTGAAAAGTTCTACATTGAAAACAATCTGGAAAAGGATTTGGATGAATTGTCTTCAGAACTAGATCGCGCCAAGAGTGTTGTTAAAGCATACTCAGACAAGTGCGAACCAAAGATTCAAAAAAATAAAACACACCTTTCTGAGCAGATCCACAGTTACAAGGGTTCAACTGTGATGACAGAGAATGCATCTATGATTGCGGACGATCTTAGAAGTAATTTTCATAAAAAAGATAGAACTAGACCAAGTTGCGTTACAGAAATTAGGAGTTAAAATGGATGATAAAAATTGGATTCCATTGTATAGAAAAAACTCAGAAGCAATATGGATCAGAGGTGTTCTTACAAATGGCGAAGAGTTTAATTACGACGAGTACAGTTCTTGGACAGAACTAAAAGACTACTGTGACAAAGAGCATCTTTTTTTCAAAGAGTTATACATTCAATTTAAGTCACATCAAATAGAACTCCACACAGAGGGTGTGGAGGGAATATATATCATCAGGTCCATTAAAGGTTCTTTGGGTAAAAACAATAATCAACATTTCTACACTGTTGGAACACTAAAAGGTTCTAAAGTATTTAAACAAATGTATCTTACGCCAGAGTTAGTTGTTGAGAAGGAATATGAAGATGACATTGAAAACTGTTTTGAAGAAGCAATCATCTATGACAAAACGAGAAAGAAGTCCAAAAAGTAAGTACAAACACCAGTCTACTGGTGATTACTGCACTTGCGCTGCATATCTAGCGGAGATGATGTGTCTCAGACTTGCTGCTAAAAAAGGTATATCAGGTCTTGGTTACAAGTTCTGGAACAAAAAGCCTTGGGATTGGACTTTTAAAAAGCAGTTGTTTGCTGCAAACAGTCTGATAAAAAAGCACGGTGAGAAACCGGTTGTAAAAGCAGTTCTAAAAATGGAATCTGTTTTTTCTTTAAACAATAAAATGATTTTATCTGAAATTATAAGGCAGTCTAAAGAACCAGAAAAAGAAAATAAAGAAGATCTTGAAGTTAAGAAAGATCCAGTAAAAAGAAATAAAACATACGGAAAGAAATCAGGTATAAACAAATTGAGAGGATTAAATGGCAAAAAAGAAAGCGAAAGCTAAGTTTGACGACGATATTGTAAGTAATCAGATAATCAGTAAGTATGGTGACATTGTAGAGCAGGGAACAAAGGTTCTCGCAGACTTACAAAATTTTGACACTATCGGTATATCGCCTGCGTTAGACCTCGCTCTTGGCGGTGGTCTTAGAGAAGGTAGTGTTGTTGTTATGACCGGAGATCCTAAAACTGGAAAAACCACAACATCCCTATATTTCGCCGCGAAAGCGCAAGCGGCAGGTAAAAACGTATTCTACTTTAACACCGAGGGTAGACTTACTAAAGAAAATTTCACAGGTATCAATGGTCTAGATTCTAGTAAAATTAAAATTGTGCAAGCAACAGATAATCAACCGGTTGTGTCCGCTGAAACATTTTTAAATGCTATTGAAACATATGTAAAGAACACTCCAGATTTTGTTGCGATAATTGACTCCGTATCCAATATGGTCCCTCAAGATGAACTAGATGGAGAAGTTCGCGGGGGAGTCAGGGCGCAACTGCCAAGACTTCTTTCTATGTTTTTCAAAAGAATCAGCAACGATGTGGCAAGAACAAAAGCAATCTTAATTTTTATAACTCACAATATTGCTAATACGGGTGGTTCTCGCTGGTCTCCCGCCAAACTTGCTGACTGCGGCAACATGCTTCAATATCAAGCAGGAACAAATATGGTTATTACCCACAGAGGAAAGTGGGAAGAAACCGACGATCAAGGTCATGATGTTGGACAAGTTGCAAACTGGATTGTAAAAACATCTGCCGCTGGCGGTAAACCTAATTCTAATGCTGTATCATATATTAGATACGGAACCGGAATTGATGAAGTAAGAGAACTTTGCGAAATAGCAAATGAACTTACATTTATTAAGCAGGCGGGAGCGTGGTACACAATCGGTTCAGCAATTGGTTCTGATGACAAGAGGGTAAAGTCTTTATTGAAAAAGAATGAAGTAAACATAGAAGATAGCGAAGCTGTAGAAAAATTCTTCAAGTTTCAGGGCATGGCAAAACTCAGTGAGTTTATAGAAACAAACCCGGAAATACAAGAGTTTCTATACGACGAAATTAAGTCAGTCATATGAAAGTTATAGGATTAAATGGTCGCGATTATAATATAAATCTTAAAAAATATATTGTAAAGAATGATGACAAAACTGTTAAATCTAAGTATCATATAGCAGCAAGAGAACTTTTGTCAGATATGTTCAAAGGTGTCACTGTTTTGGAAGAGGTTAAACTTCCGGGATCTCGTTGTCCCAGTAAAAAATCTGCTTTGTTCTTAGATTTTTTTCTACCGTTTTATAACCTTGGGATTGAAGTTCATGGACAGCAACATTATGAGTTTGTAAAATTTTTCCATAAAACAAAAGCAGGGTTCTTGACTTCTAAGAGAAGAGACTTTATAAAAGAAGACTGGTGCAACCTAAATGGCATAGACTTAATAGTTCTTAAATATTCAGATAGCATAGAGGATTGGAGAAATCAAATTGAAAGCCGCTGAAAGATTAAAAGATTTCCTTGATGGAATAGAAGCGTACATAACGGCAAGAAACATTACACCGACCAAGTTTAATCCAGAGTTTGCAGTGGCAGAAACTTTGTCGTTAGAAAATCTAGAAAAACTAACTCAGGATGAATGTTTTGGTTATGCGTATCAACTTATGCAGTATGTAGATCACGTTGGAAGAGAACGCGCCCAGTGCGAAAACGTGGTTCGCTGGTGTGAAAATTCTTTACAAAGTATTATATCTGAACAGTTGTCTAGCGGGGTATGGGACACTTACGCTAAACATGAAACAAAAGTTGCCACAATACTAAGAAACCACGATTTAGCAAATAAAATTAACGAATGGAAACTAACTGCTCAAGGACGACTTGAAAATTTAAAGTCTAGAGAGTATAATATAAGAAGAAAGGCAGACATACTTTTTGAAAAAGGTAAAAGAAAATGATAGATGAAGAACTACTTAAAAATTTGACCGACGAACAAAAGAAAGCGCTCCTAGAGCAGTTGATGTCTAGTTTGTCTTCAACTGAAAAAGAAGAAAAACAAGAACAGACAGTTTCTAACAATAATATTAGTGAAGATTTTCGTGTTACTAAAACTAAACCCGAACTAGAAAGAGGGAGAACTCCAGTGAGAGCCAAGAAAAACCGCTGGCAAGATACCGGTGAATTTCAACTTGAAGGCGAAGAGGAATGGTCCAGCGGTCGAAAGAGAACCGCAAGAACCAGAAGTAAAGCAAAAAAGGTTGAGATTGAATGTAGCGTCTGCGGGAAAACTTTCTTAGAAAATCCTAATTTAATCTACGGAGAATATCATCGCTGCAACCGTTGCGGGAGAAGATAGTGAAAAAAATATTGGGAGACAACGGCGCAGAGACAGCAGTTCTTGCTGGTCTCT